TGTTTACGTCAACGTTTGGGTTGTTGTGATACCAACACGACAAAACGTCCCCAACATAAAATGATCGTTCCCAATCGTGGTTTCCTTGCACAATTACAACGTCAACGGGCGCAACCTTTGACAAAAGATCAATTCCCGCAATCAACAATTCGCGTCCCGCCTTAAATGTTTTTTGCCACCTCACGTCCTCGTCTTGTGGTGTTCCCGCGCTTGTTTGATTCCAACGTGAATCCGAATTAAAAAAATCGTTTCCAACGGGAAAAACAATGCGTTTGATGTCGTAACCTTCCGAACGTTTAATAATGGCGGAAATGGCGTTTAAAAATAGTTTTGACGCAATTTTGGTGTCGTAATTGTCCCCCGTTTCCAACCCCCAACATAATTTGCCAAAATGCAAATCAAAAATGTTGACTTCTAATAATTGCCCGTTGTTTATTTTTTTATAATTATTCGGTTTGTAAATGGGCGCGAAACTTTTTATTTCTTCTAAAATTTCGTTTTTTATTTCTTTGATGTTTAAAACGTTGTTGTTTGGTTTTAACCACGCTTTAATTTGAAATAATGGTTCGACAATAATTTGTCCGTCAACATTTGATCCAACTTCCCATTTGTTCACAACGTAACGTTCAATTTCCCAAATGTCCAAATCAATTTGACAATGATTCACCAAATCGTCAATTGTTTTGATTCGGTTTGATTTTGGCGTTTCAATTGTTGCGCCGTTTTTATTTTGTGTGAAAATAGATTCTTCGCCACCTTCCATTGCTTCGACACATTTTTTCAAATAATATAATTGTGTCGGTTGTGGGTGTTTTTGAAATGCCGTGACAAATGGTTGCATTTCTTTTGAAAAATACGGGCGAAATGGTTTATGTGATTTTTGCCCTTTTTTCATATTTTAAAAAAACGTTTTATAATTAAAAACCCAACGATCAAAACAACACCAAAAATTGTCCAATCTTTTATTTGTTTTGTGATTGGTGATTTCTGAATTACTATTTTTTCAATTGGAATTTCGCGATCAATATAAATTGTGTCACCTATACATTCGCCCGTCAAATAAATTAACGAATCGGTTTTTATATATTTAATAATTAATTTGTCGCGTTCAACAATGATTGTGTCGTTTATGTTGCCAAAAACAAACGACGTGTCAACTTCGACGCTTTGAATGTTTATTGTGTCCGACAATCGGATCGTGTCCGTCGGTTGGATTAATTCGGGAAAACGTTTTGTTAATACAATGATTTTTTCCGATGCCCTTTGTTTTTGGCACTCATAACGATTGACGGGTGATTTTAACGAACAACAACCCGATAAAACAACCAATAAAAAAACTAATATGTTATTTTTTACATTCACAATTTAAACACGTTGAACCACTCGGACGTTTTGTTTCGCCGTATATGTAACCGATGACAAATGGTGACAAACTCGCAAAATATGTTGCTAAAGACGTTAAATCCGTTCCGTTGTTAATTCCTTTGATTCCAAACACAATCCAACACAAAATCATTATTGATGTTATTATTGCGCGTTTTGATGTTATTAATTTTGATAAATTCTTCATTTTATGTTATTTTTTACATATTAACGTTATTCATTGCCAAACCAATTTCACAACAAAAATTCGGAACGTCAAAAGACGGACACGCTTTGTTTGAAAATTGATTGTGTCCCGCAATCTTAATGTTTGGGTGACGCAAAATTTCGTGTTCAATGTATATTCGTAAACTATTTTTTTGATCGTTTGTCATTGTGTTTTTTGGTGATCCTTCTTTGTCTAATCCCCCAACATAACAAACGTGTTTTGATTTTTTATTAATGCCACGAACACCCCACGTCATTTCGTGGTTTTCAATTATTTGATCATATGGATTTGATCCGTCCGCAAAATGTAAATTGTGCAACGTGCCGTCGATTGAAATTAAATCGGAATATCCAACCCGCGTCCAACCACGCCCATTTTTTCCCATATGCCATTGACGGATCATTTCGGGTGTTACTTCGAAACCTTCTTTTGTTGCCGTGCAATGAATTATTAAATATTCGTATTGATGTGACATTGCGCAAACATAAAAATTTGTTTTATATTATTATCGCAATTGTTGGTTATCGTCCCCCCCCCGCGTATGGTTTACGATAATTTTTTGATGTCTTATTTTTAGACGTTTTCGATTTGGCGTGAACTCCTTTTCGTTTGGTTTGCTTTGTTTTTTTATATGTGAAAACACTATTTTTCGCCATTCCAATTTTTTATTTCTTTTATTACTTTTATTGTTGTCCATACGATCGCAACCGCATATGACAAAAGTTTTAATATTAATTCGGCGTCCGTCATTGAAATTGCTAATGTTGTTAAATTAATTGTTAATGTTGTTGGACAAAATTTGTTCGCTATATCAATGAATTTTTCCATAATATTATTTCTTAATATGTGATTTCTAATGTTCCCGTGAATGATGTTGTCCCGTTTGAATTTGTTTTTAAACCAATACAAAATTGATCACCCGCTAAAATTACGGACGGGGACGTGTTAATAGTGAAACAATGCGCACCACCCGCCACGATTGAAATATTTGTTGTTCCAATTTGTGTTGCGGTTCTTAATAAACTATTTGGACAATCGGGACGCATTAAAAATAATGACATTGTGCATTGCGTTGTTGCCGTTGCCGTTACAACTCCCGAAAATGAATCAACACTTCCATTTCGAACGGCACTCGCAAATGACGCGCCTATTCCTTCCAATGGATTTGCTAAATTTATAATGGTTGCGGTTTGCCTTGTGTCAAATGAAAAATTTGTTCCGCTTGTAATTGATTGGAAAAACCAACTTGGTGACGGGCGTTCACCTTGTGTCAAATATCCTTTTGTTGTTTCGGTGACTTTTTCATATGTCGTTGGAATTGTTGCGTTAATCGTTACGTTTCCCGTTCCGCCACTTGGCGAAATTGTCACATTATTTCCCGCAATTATTTGTGAAACACCACCCGTCGCCGTTGAATTAATTGTAACCGCACCCGTTCCGCCCGTTGGCGTAATCGAAATGTCCGTTCCCGCGACAATTTGTGTCACACCACCGCCACCGCCCGAATCCGTCGCCCATTCCAACGCACCCGACGCGTTTTTGATTAATTTTGTTCCGTTTGACGCATTCGCAAATCCTTTTGGAACGTGCAATTGTATGTCCGATAAATCTTTGTGTAAATTACTCATTGTTTGTTTTTTGATAAATGAATTTTATAACCATTTTCGTTCCGTCTTCGTCCGTTTGTGTAACATATAAAACGCCGTTTTCGTGCAATTCGTCCATTTCTTGTTGTGTAAATTCCAACGCGTGATCATAATTGATTTCGTTTCCGTATGGTTTTTTTTCTTTTTGGATTTCGTCTTTGCGATCCCATTGTGAAACACACACCGCAATTCGTTGTGTCAAATTTGGGAATTCCTCTTTTGATTTCTCGTCTTCAATACAACGTGAAATGAACCCGTCTTTTGTTTCGTCTTCTTTTGGATTTGGTAATGGCATAATTTTAATATATAATCATTCCGTGTTGTTTACTAACACCATTTTTTGTGTTTTTACAATCAACCGATGTTGTCGCGTTATATTGTGGAAATTCGTTTGCGTTGTCGTCTAAAAATTCGATCATTGCTTGTAACATAACGTTTCCGCGTCTGTATGTGTCTTGTTTATAAACGTTTAATGTCTTTGCGTCAACCGCTTTTGAAAATTCGGGCATATTTGTAACAATTCCCGCCGACGTCGAATTGTCTTGAATTTCGTTGATCACTTCAAAACGAACAAACCACGCAAACGTTGGAATTAACCATTCCGCCAAAAAATTTGTTTCCGCCATTGTTGGTGATCCCGTCGGCGGTGTGTTAAACACTTTTTTTAAATGCAAATAAAAATCCTTTCCGATTGCACTTTTTAAATGTGCAAATTCCGCCATTTGGATTAAATTGTTTGATATTAACGTCAAATCCGTGTTTTGATTCGTGAATGAATATGTCACAACTTGTTGCGCACTAATTAACGGATCGAATCCCAAATAATTATTTGTAATTGCCATATTAAATTGATTTTTTATTTGCCAACATAACGTCGCCAAATTCCGTTGCTTCGAAACCTAACACCAAACGTTGTTCGTTGATCGTTAAAACTTGTGATGGGACTATGTCCGACAAAAAAGACACGGGCGGTTCATAAACAATTTCGAAATCGTCAATGTCTAACGATGTATTTTCTTTAATTATTTGTTGAATTTTTCCAAATATTAAACCCTCTACGTCTTTGATTATTGTTCCCATAACCATTTCCCACGCAACGCGAATTTCATTCCCCGTGTTGCTTAATTTTCCCGCGCTAACGATCCCCGACATTGCGGGTTGCCAACGATGGGCGGTGATGATATTTTGTGACGTCAATTTTTGTAAATCCATAAATGATCCGTCCGATCCGTCTTTTATTAATGTAACATTCGCGGGTGATGTGTCCCCGTTTTTTACTAAAAATAAAATTTTTGAATTATTGCCTTTGCCCGTCCATTTTTGTTGTGCGTCCTTAACTAATTTTTCCGCTTCTTCTTCGCCCATATCGCCGTTGATTTCAACGATTGCGGACGGCGTAAAATTGTTTTTAAATTTACTTTCATTATATGTTTGCAATTCCCAATCAATCGCCAACCACGACATCGCACCGACGAAATCGGGCAAACCATAATAATTAAATGTCGGTTCGTAATCTTTAAATTGAATAATTGACGTGTTTTTTTCAAAATTTGGATAAACGGGAACAATTGCGGTGTCTTCTTTTGATTGTCCATATTTCGCCCAATCGGGGTGAATGTAAATGTGTTTTTGATCCTTTGAAACACGACATTTTGTGGAATCAATATGATATAAATTGATCCCGCCTTCATACCTTACAATTTGCATATAAGCATTTCCAAACGTGTAATAATCACCAATTATTTTTCCGTAAACTTCACGCAATGATTCGCCCGTGTTCGCGTCATTAATAAATGATTGCACATTTGGATTTTCTGAATGAAATTGTTTCCCAATTGATAAAATTTTCTTTTGCCCTAAAATCGAACGATGGGTTGGCGATTGTCGCGCAACTTCTGCCAAAAATTGTGGAAATAAATTATCTTCACCATTTGGAATGAACGGCGTTCGAATTGTTTTTAAATCTACGTTTTCACGTATTTTATCGGGAATTCCTAAATTAAAAATGTCAAACTTTGTGAATCCAACTTTTTTTGCAACGTTTTTAATCGTTTGTTTCGTTGTTTTCTTTTTTGTCATTTTTCGTTGATTTTTTAGATTCTTTTAATTCCGTTACATATTCGAAACCTTCTTTGAATAATTTTTTCAATAAAGATTGATCAACATTTTTGGTTTCATATTTTTTCCCATCATATCGAAATGATGTTGAACCCGCGACGTCTTTGTGTAATTTATATTTTGCCATTTTATTAATTTTTTTGTTTTGTTAAAAATACAACTTTTTTTCACAATTGGAACGTTGAACAAAAAAAATTGGGAACACGTTTAAATGTCCCCAATCTAATTTGAATTCAAACAATGAATTTATGCAATTAATATAATTAAATATTAAACGGGAATTGTTCCCGTGAATGCTCTTGGGTATTCACCTTGTTGTGTTGTTATTGTGATTGCCGTTCCGTTTGCGTCTTGTAAACCAACACCCGTTGATTCTTCACCCGATGTGAATTCCATATATGCCGTTTCTTCGAAAATCTGATCCCAACCTAAAACGAATTTGTATGTTACTGCGGGTGACGCGCAATCGTCCGCGTATGATTCAACAATTGCCGTAATTCCACAACTTGTAACCAACTCCATTAAATCGAAATTAACTTCGCCCGTCACTTTTGGAATGTAAAATTCTAAAGAAACCTCAATCAATGTTGATCCGTTTTCCCTTGTTGCGTTCGCCGTAAAACCCGCCGTTCCTCTTTCAAATTCCCATTTGTAAAACAAACTTGCGCCCGCCATTGTAACCGCCGTATATCCGTGCGATCCCGCCGTTGCGTCTAATGTGAACGATGTAATATCGTCCGTGTTTGCTAAATGTATAGTTTTTAATCCGCCACGTCTATTTCGATCGCAACAAACCACATTGTGTCCACTTGTAATGCTCATATCTTTATTTTTTTAATGTTATTAATTAATATCCTATTTGAACCAACGAATCGTGTAAAAACTGAACACCTAATTTAAAATATGCTCTTACATAAACTTTTTCCGTTAAATCGTCATAAAACATTTTCATTTCGCCTTCGGGATCGTTTGTGTCCGTTCCAACCGCTAAATTTTGTTTTGCTACGTAACACGCACGAACGTTGTCCGTGATCAATCTTTGTGCCGTTGCAACGTCCCAATCATACATTGGTATCACTTCAACACCTCTAAAATAAACCTTCATTGATCCGTCAACTAATTGTGAAAATCCTTCCGCGTTTCCTAAATTTTCTAATGACGTTAAATAATCGTCATACATTAATCTTGAAACATAAATTCCTTTTTCGTTGTTTGGAACACCTTGTAATGCACTCGGCGCACTCGCCCACATTGCACGTAATGCAACAATTGCGTCACCCGTTGCGAATGCACCCGAATTTGCGATTGCCGTTTTTCTTCCGTTAATTACTGAATCCGCAATTAATAGTTTCCACCAACCATCGGTTGAATTGTAACAACTTGCGCTGTCCCCCGCTTCTGCCGTATCACCGAACCACGCTAAACGTGTAACGTCTTGCGAAATTCCGTTTCTTACGTTTGCCAATATTGTGTCCATTAACGCCGTTCCTTCTAAATTGAAAACGTTAACACCATTTTTGAATGATTCTTCCAAAAACGTTCCAAAA